CATGACAACAGCTCCGTCTGGGCGGATGGCAACAGCTCCATCTATACGTATGACAACAGCTCCGTCTGGGCGCATGGCAACAGCTCCGTCTGGGCGCATGGCAACAGCTCCGTCGAGGCGCATGACAACAGCTCCGTCTGGGCGAAGGGCAACAGCTCCGTCTGGGCGGATGGCAACAGCTCCGTCGTGGCGAAGGGCAACAGCCAAGTTGTTGACGCGCATAGACGAGGCAACATAAAGGTCTCCGGCAACGCCCGCATTGTGTACAACCCCGACAATATCACCGATTGGGCGTCGGCAAACGGTATCACCATAACCGACGGCAAAATCAGACTGTATAAGGCCGTACATAAACGCGATGGCAAATACGTTGCCGATTGGGATAACGATTTTATATACACCATCGGCGCGGTCGCCGAGGCAAATGGGTTCACCACCGACCCCGAGAAAGATTGCGGGCGGGGAATACACATGGCGACGCTGGGGTGGTCTGCTGCGTATGGGCGAGACTGGGACGATATAGCGCTGCTGGAGCTTGAGGCCGACGCAGACGAGATAGTCGTGCCGCTGTATAAAACCGGCAAAGTCCGCGCCCCGAAAGCGCTGGTTATCCGCGAGGTACCGCTGGAAGAGGCGGGCATTATGGGCAAGATTCTGGCGAAGAGGAGGGCGAAATGAAGGTACTAATAGCCTGCGAGGAGTCGCAGAGAGTGTGCATCGCGTTTAGGGGGCGTGGGCATGAGGCGTACAGCTGCGATATACAGGACTGCTCCGGCGGTCATCCAGAATGGCATATCAAGGGTGACGCGCTCGAAGCCATACGGGGCGGAACTATCACCACCTGCGACGGAGAGCGCCATGATATCGGCAAATGGGACTTGCTGATTGCGCATCCGCCCTGCACTTATCTATCAAACGCCGGCGCGTGCAGGTTGTACCCTCACAAAGGGCAGTTGGATCTGGAGAGATACCGCAAGGGGCTTGCAGCGAAAGCGTTTTTCTTGGCGTTCCTCAACGCCGACATTCCGCGTGTCGCAGTCGAGAACCCCGTATCATCGAAGATTTTTGATATGCCGGAGCACACACAAGAAATCCAACCGTACCAGTTCGGGCACCCATACACTAAGAAAACGCGCCTGTGGCTCCGCAATCTGCCGCCGCTAACGCCGACGAACGTTACGGAGCCGGTAGCGCCCTATGTGCCGTCGGGCACCGGGCGCAAGGACAAGAGCAAATACGGCGCGGCGCGACGCGGAGCGGATGCAAAAGAACGCTCGAAAACATTCCCCGGCATAGCTGAGGCGATGGCTGCACAGTGGGGGTAATTTAAACGCGAAAGCGAGAAAGGATAATTTATGAATTACGATAACCTGCAAAATGCTAAAACCTGTGTACCCTGCGATGAGATGGGTGCTCGGCCTATTCGTGAGCCGCTCACGGGCGTGATGGATCAGGCCAACAATATGGCAGACGAAATTCTGGCGCAGGTGAGCCGCGTGAAAGCCCTCCTGATTGCCGAGAGTAATCCCGACGAGGAAAAAGATTCTCCTCGGTGCTTCCGCGATGCTGTCAGTCTTCAGGTTTCGACGCTTAGGAAAATCGAGACCGAGCTAGTTGAGATCATGCAGGCGTTGGGGGTGTGAGTGGCTTGATGGACTGCTTCAATCATTCTTGCCCATTCCGCAGCAACGAAACCAGCAACGTGCAGCGTTGCGAGTGTTTGGCTTGCCCAAACAGATGCGGCCGGAGTGTACTGATATCGTCTGACCGCACCTTGACCGACGATGAGCTTGCAAGGATTAATACAGAACGGGCTAACGACGCCGACTACGGTGTTGGTATTTACTGCTAAGGAGGGCTAAATGGCTGATTGCATAAGCCGCGAATGGGTGCTGAAAACACTTGAAGAACATAAAAACATCAAAACGTGGAATACAGACGTCTGCGATGCTGATACAGTCTTGCGGGTGCTGCAAGTGATCGAGAATGTCGTGAACAGAGCTCCGGACATTAGCCCGAGACAGTACAGCAACAAGATTTTGGCCGCGAAAAATGCAGCGCTGGAGTTCCAGCTTAAGCACTTAAAAAGACAGCGACAGCACGATGATGAGAACTACGTTATAGCCGAAAGCGTTGGCAATGTCATGCCTATGGGATTCTACAAAGGTAGGGTTCAGGTTGAGGAGCAAATAATCGACTGGCTGGAAAGGATGGTGCGGAATGGCTGAATACATTGAGCGCGAAGAATACTGCGAAAAGCACTGCCGGTGCAGTAACGAGTATTGCGACAAAGAAAGTTGCCCTATTTGGAAAGCTCCCGCCGTCGACGTTGCGCCGGTGGGCTGGATCAGCGTCAAAGACAAGCTGCCGGAGCCAGAGCAAGACGTCCTAGTTATAGCGCACGGCTGGAGTGGCAGGCTGCTGTATATCGGAAGCTACCAGAGGATGGAAGCAGAAACATCATGGCTTACGGGAGTGACAAGCAAAGCGTCGGATTGGTTGCTCTGGGGGTGGAGTTATCTAAGGGAGCCAGAAGTCACGCACTGGATGCCGCTCCCCGAACCACCGACGAGCGCGAGAATGGACGGAGGTGCTGACAATGAGACTGATTGATGCGGATGCGCTCCCAAAACTGTTAGATGCCGAATATAAACAAACGATGAAACTGATACGGGAAGGGGAAAAGCACCTTGACACTTTAGCCGAGGGGTTTGCGGAGGCCAGCCACATAGCGAAATATATTGCCCCCACCGTGAATGCAGTGCCGGTGGTACGCTGCGAGGATTGCAAGTATGGCGAGTTTGTCCCGTGGTGCTCTAAATACTCCTGCCGCAAGGTCGAGGGTTTCCTGAATTTTTACAATTTTTATTGCAAGGATGGTATAAGAAAGGAGGATGCGGAGTGAGTGAAAAACGAGAAAAGAGGCGCCGCTACAATCTGCGGCTCGATTTTATCGCGCAGTTTTACAAGTGGCTCGATAGTGAGCCGCCGCGCTGGAAGCTTGTAAGTTGGCGCAGATGGAGAGATAGCCGACCAACAATGCGCCGTGAGGTGGAAACCGATGTTTGACTGGATTATTAAGGAGAGTGACACATGATACATTAGGACAAGTTTTATGATGATTGCCCGTTGCCGGACGCGGAACCGGCGCATAAAAAAGAAAAGGAGATATGAAAAATGGCTGAAAGCAAAAATCTTAGCAAGCATTGCGAGCGGTGGCAAAGACATACGCAAGTAAACCGCGACTATGGCGAATGCAGACGCTTTTCGCTAACAACGAAAAATGACGATTTTTGCAGCCGCGGAGAAAGGCGGGGTTGACATCTGCTCGAAGTGATTTTTTGGATAATAATCCCCGCAATTCCTATAATTATCCTCGCTGCCAGGTACTACCTAACGCCAGATGAAGATAACGACAGCTGTCAACCCACAATGGCGTTTTCTCGCTTTCGCAAATTCTATGATTTAGCGCCGGAAAGGTTTGAGTTATTCTACAGCAGCTTTATATATAACACCCGTTCTGGACACATAGCATTCTATTTCCCGACGCTGGCAGACACTCGCAGATATCAACATTGGCGAAAACACACCGAAGCAAATATTCGCGAGCGTGAAAAGAACAAGCGCGACGCCATTGCTTTGCAAGCGTTCTGCGAGGACATGGAACAAGTAATTCGCGCGAAGCGGGAGGAAGCAATTGCAACTGCGAAAGCAGAGCAGGACAAGATAATGCAACGGCTTGAAGAAGAAAGGAGAAACACATGAAAATTTACAAAGAAATCAAAGAGATAGCCAAGTACATAACAAAAATAAACCGCATGGTCGAAAAACTGCAAGACGAAGGTTTTGATATTGAAGGGATAGAATGGTTTACCGCTCAGCTCGTCGCGCTCGACAAGGAGGACATAGAAAACTTTAAGTACACCAACGGCGTGACGGAAGATTATTTCGTATCGCAGTCCTGCGGCTATCTCGGTGACGACTATAGCGGGCACTTATATTTCAAAACCAACGTTCCGGGGCAGTATGTGAGAGTCTACTTTGAGTGTTGAAAGGAGAAACACATGATACATTGGCTATGGGCGCTCGCGGCGTTTATCCTCGGCGGCTCGCTTGGCACCTTGATAATGGCCGTCATTATCGGAGGGAGCCTCGGCGATGACTGACGAAGAATACACATTTCGCGCCGACTGCGCAGAGAAAAAACGTGTGGCGAGAGGAAGCGCCAACAGGCGCAGCCACGTGGGAAGAGGCGGCAGAATGAAAACGCCGTCGGACTATATGACGAAGAAGGAGCGGGACAAAATGAACGGTGAAGTGAAGCGTTACAGCATGGCGCACCCGATGAAGTGGGCGCAATTCAAGCAGATGCCAGATGATATCAAGCGCGAATATATCGCATCAATTATGGATAAGTTTAACCCCACGCAGGCCGCGGTCGCGGAGATGTTGGGAGTAACTCAGCGCACGCTTAGTAGCCTGTACACGGCGTTGGGCATCCCATCCCCGCGTGGCTGCCGGAGCGCGTCCGGAAGGAACGATGCGTTCTGGGCATGGGCAAACGCCGCAACTACAGCAGAGCCGACGGACGCGGCGGAAAAGCCTGAAGGGAAAACCGAGCAGAAGCCGCAGGGGGGGGGAACGGGCACCCTAATAAGCGGCACGCTAGTGTTTTCGGGCGCCTCCGCGCAAGACGCATTCGCTGCGGCATATGCCCTGCTCGCGACAGTCTCAATGCGCAGAGTGGTTATATCGTGGGAAGCAGCAGCCGAACAATAATAGCAAGAGTGTGATACAGGAGGTGCAGCGATGGAATCTTGGCGGGCGGCGGACATAAAATGCCCGTACTACAAAAACTGCGACGACAGCAGGCGGCTTATAATCTGCGAGGGCATCATGGATCGGACGACCCTGAGCACGAAGTTCCGCCGCAGGAAGGACATGGCGAACCACATAGCGACGAACTGCGAGCAGATCGCGTCTCCATGCGTTATACGCAAACTGAACGACAAGAAATACGAAAACTTGGGGTGAAAGCCCCAAGTTTTTTTGTTTTAGGGTTAGAGAAAGGGCGGGCGGATTTAGTAAAATAAGCAGGAGGAGGTGAGCCGATGGGAAAGAAGTCACCGAACTGGATAAAAATCGAAAAAGAATACGTGACGACCGAGGCGAGCCTCCGCCAGCTGGCGGCAAAGTACGGCGTGGGCATGAGTTCCATGAACCGGCGCTCACGCGAGCGCGGCTGGGTGGCCAAGCGCAAGGCGCACGAGAACGCGGTAGCGGACAAGGTGGGCGCACGACTCGCCTCGACGGAAGCTGACGAACAGTCAGACAGGGCTCTGCGGGTAATGCAGGTATCAGACAAGCTGCTTGACCTCTGCGAAAAGATGTGCGACATGGAGGACATAGCCCCGCGCGATCTGCGGAGCCTGACGGCGGCGCTGATGGATATAAAGGAGATACAGATGATCAAGTCGGCTCTTGATATACGAGAGCAACAGGCGCGAATCAAGAATCTTGAGAAAGCGGCAAGCCCTGAAGCCGAGGACACCGGCGAGACCGGCGTGATCATCCTGCCGGAGGTGCTGCATGGCTGAGGTGATATGGACGCCGCAGGAAAAGCAGATCGCCTTTATGGAGCGGCCGGAGTATGAGGCCTTATACGGCGGAGCGGCGGGCGGCGGCAAGAGCGACGCGCTGCTCGTCGAAGCGCTGCGGCAGGTGGACAACCCCGACTACCGCGGACTAATCCTGCGAAAGACGTACCCGCAGCTGGCGGAGCTGATAGACCGCAGCATGGCGATATACCCGCTGGCTTTTCCGCGGGCAAAGTACAACGACAGCAAACACGTCTGGATGTTCCCCTCGGGCGCGAAGATATATTTCGGCTCGATGCAGCACAGCAAGGACAAGATAAACTACCAGGGCAAGCGCTACGACTTTATAGGCTTTGACGAGCTGACGCATTTTACGTGGGAGGAGTACAGCTACATGTTCTCCCGCAACCGTCCGAGCCGGAAGCCGAGGAGCACGAAGAAAACCCGCGTATACATACGCGCAACGACAAACCCCGGCGGCATCGGCCACGGCTGGGTGAAGGACAGGTTCATCGACGCCGCTCCCCCTCTGACTCCGATGACCGAGAAGGTGGAGATAACGACGCCGGAGGGCAAGCTCATCGAGATGCACCGGGACAGGATATTCGTGCCGGCGACGGTATTTGACAACAAGGCGCTGCTGGAGGCTGACCCTGAATATCTGGCGACGCTGGCACTGCTCCCCGAAAAGGAGCGCGAGGCGCTGCTGTACGGCAAATGGGACACCTTTGAGGGGCAGTACTTCACGGAGTTCCGCGCCTCGCCAGACGTGGGGAAGTGCGCGGCGGCGGGGATAAGTGTGGAGGACGCGAAAGCCGAAAGGCGCTTTACGCACGTTATACCGGCCTTTGATATCTCGCACGGCGAGAGCCGCGGCTGGCGAATATACCGGAGCTACGACTGGGGCTATGCCAAGCCCTTCTCCTGCGCGTGGTGGGCTGTGGACTATGACGGAACGATATACAGGATCATGGAGCTGTACGGCTGCACGCGGACGCCGAACGAGGGCGTGAAGTGGTCGAACGAAGAGCAGTTTGCCAAGATCGCGGAGATAGAGAGGACGCACCCGTGGCTCAAGGGCAAGAAAATACAGGGCGTGGCTGACCCGTCGATATGGGCAAACAAGGGCGGCGTGAGCATTGCAGAGACTGCGATAAAGTATGGGATATACTTCGACCCCGGCGACAATGAGCGCATACCAGGCTGGATGCAGTGCCACTACCGGCTGCAGTTTGACGAGCGCGGATATCCGAGGATGTATGTATTCGACACGTGCAAGGCGTTTATACGCACGATCCCCCTGCTGATGTACAGCCAGACGCACGTTGAGGACGTGGACAGCGACATGGAGGATCATGTGGCCGACGAGTGGAGATATTTTTGCATGTCGCGCCCGATAAAGCCGATGCGGCCGGTCGAGCAGCCAAACATCATAAACGACCCGCTCAACCAATATAAAAAAAGATGACGCCTTTCGGCATCATCTTCATTTGTACAAAAATGGCAAGGAGGCCGTTGAATGGACAATATACAAAGCAAAATAACTCCCGAAAGATTGCAGGAGCTGACGCGGATACTGCAAAAATACAAGACCGGCAAAGCGCACCTTGAGCGCCGCGTAGTGAGCGCAGAAAACTGGTGGAAGCTGCGCAACAGCAGCGAGGAGATGAAAACCACGTCGCTCGACGACGGCGGTTTCCGCAGCCGCTCCGGATGGCTGCACAACGTCATTGTATCAAAACACGCCGACGCGATGGAGGCGTACCCCGAACCCAACATACTGCCGCGAGAGCCGAACGACCGCGAAGAGGCGCGGATGCTCAGCAGCATCGTGCCGGTAGTAATGGAGCAAAACCTCTTTGAGGATACATACTGCGATGCGATGTGGCAAAAGCTCAAGACCGGCACGGGCGTATATAAGGTAACGTGGGACGCGGACAAGCTCGGCGGCCTCGGCGACATCTCGATAGAGCGCGTCGACCTGCTGAACCTCTTTTGGGAGCCGGGCGTGCGCGACATACAGGACAGCCGGTATTTTTATCACACGGCGCTGCACGACAACGATATCCTGGAGCAGAGGTACCCGCAGCTTGAGGGCAAGCTCAAGGGCAGCCCGTTCACGGCGACCAAGTTTTTATATGATGACGCGGTCGATACGAGCGGCAAGACGACGGTTATCGACTGCTACTACAAGCTGTGGCAGGACGGGCGCACGGTGCTTCACTACGTCAAGTACGTCGGCGACACGGTGCTTTACGCGACGGAGGACGAGGGCAAGCCGCTGTATGATCACGGGCTTTATCCCTTCGTCTTCGACTCGCTGTTCCCGGTCGAGGGCAGCCCTTGCGGCTACGGTTTTGTCGACCTGTGCAGCAACGCGCAGACGGCTATAGACCTGATGGACACGGCGTTTGTAAAAAACACTATGGTGGGCGCGATGCCGCGATACTTCAGGCGCAACGACGGCGGCGTACATGAGGACGAGTTTCTCGACCTGTCCACGCCGCTGGTGACGGTGGACGGCAACCTCGGCGATGATGCGCTTAAAATTATAGATTACCGGCCTCTGAGCGGCAATTACATGGAGTTTCAGGCCGGGAAAGTGAACGAATTGCGCGAGACTTCGGGCAATACCGAGACGGCCACGGGCTCGACCTCGCAGGGCGTGACGGCGGCAAGCGCCATCGCGGCGCTGCAGGAGGCGAGCGGCAAGGGCAGCAGGGACAGCACAAAGACCAGTTACAGGGCGTACAGCCAAGTGGTAACGCTGGTGATTGAGCTGATACGGCAGTTTTACGATGTGCCGCGGCAGTTCCGCATCACGGGCAGCCTCGGCGAAGAGCAGTTTGTGCAGTACGGCAACGCGGGCTTGCGCGGGCAGCCGCTCGGCATGCTGGGCGGGCAGGACATGGGCATGAGGCTGCCGGTATTTGATATCGAGGTTAAGGCGCAAAAGGCGGCGGCGTATACCAAGATGAGCCAAAACGAGCTGGCACTGCAGTTTTACTCGCTGGGCTTCTTCAACCCCGCGCAGGCGGACACGAGCCTGATGTGCCTTGACATGATGGAGTTTGACGGCAAAGACGCGCTGATGCAGCGGATTGCGCAGATGGGCGGGATGTATCAGCAGCTCATCATGTACCAGCAGATGGCGCTGACGCTGGCGCAAAAATACGAGCCAAACCTCGCGGCCGGACTCATGACGGCGATAACCGGCGAACAGCCCCAGCAGCGGCAGGCACCGGCGGACATCAACCTCGACGCGGGACAGCCGCGGGAACAGACTCGCGTACAAAACGCGCGGGCGCGGAGCAGGCAGGCGTCACAGCCGGGAGGCGCCGAATGATAAGTGTACACGCGGGGCTGACGGGGATAGACATAAAAGGCCATGCGCACTATGCGCCGCAGGGCGAAGACATTGTTTGCGCGGCGGCGTCGATACTAGCCATGACGCTGCTAGACATCTGTGAGGACGCGGAGGTCAAGCGCGAGGACGGGCACATCAGCATCAAGCACGGAGACCCGGCGGCGATACTCTTCGCGCGGCGCGGGTATAAGCTGCTGGCCGATGCGTACCCGGAGTTTGTGGAGGTAATATGACGGTTACAACGACAGGGCGCGCCGCATACCGCGGAGGTGCGAGCCATACGGGATATCTCGCGGGCTACGAGACGGCGAACAAGCTCACCCGCGTGCTCCGCTACACCTTCACAACGCCCGCGGACGGCGTGAGTAAACTGAGCTTCACGGGGGCACATCTGGCGCACAGTGCGTCGTACTCGTGGGGCGGGCTTAACTGGTACGCCACCACGTCGCCGACGTCACACGTAAACGCGGGCGCAGGTTCCGCGAGCTGCGGGACGCTGACGATCACCGGCAACGGCAAGGATTATGACATCTCCGCGGCGGAAGCGGCGGTCAACCTCCCCCCGAACACAGAAGCCTACATATATATATTTCCCAACAACGCGAATTACTTTTTGTGGAATTTTGCAAACGTCGCGAGCCTGAACATAACGACGGCGGCGGGCAGCTCGACGATCGCGGCGATAACGCAGACGGTCGAAACGCTGGGGACGCTGACGGTGAGCCTTAACAAGGCGGTGGACGCGTTCCGCCACAGGCTGACGGTGACGGCGGGTGACAAGACGCTGTACACGTCGGAGCTGTTCGACGTTTTGCACAGCGTGACTGTGCCGAGGGCGTGGTTTGACAGCTTCCCAAGCGTCACGACGATATCTGCCACGGCTACGGTGACGACGTACAACGGCGACACGGCAGTGGGCACGGCGAGCGCGGCGGTGACGATAACGGCAGACGACGGCATGAGGCCGCAGATATCCGAGGGTTGGGCAACGGCTGCACCGTACAACATCGGCGCAGTGGCAGGGCTGACGGGCTACATCGCGGGCTATTCACAAGCGGAGATAAGCTTCGACGCCGCCAAGCTGACACAGGCGGCGGGGGCTGCGCTTGCAAGCGTCACAGTGACGTGCAGCGGCGCCGTGGTCACTGCGGCACCTTACAGGACGCCCATTCTTCTCGGCGCGGCTGACGTAGTGTGTGCGGCGACAGACAGCAGAGGCCGGACAGCGACGCAGACAATACGGATAGAGCCGATGGCATATGCGCCGCCTACGCTGAGCCAGGTGCAGATACGTCGCTGCACGGCGGCGGGCGTGGAGGCCGAGGACGGCAACTACTACAGCGCAAAGGCGACGGCGACATTCAGCGCGCTCGGCGGGCTGAACGCTCTGACGCTGACGGCAGCGCACAAGATACAGGGCGGCGTATACGGCACGGAGACGGTGCTCACGTCCGGCGCGGCGGCGATCATCGGCACGATATCCCCCGACAGCACGTATCAGGTGCGGATAACGGCGACGGATGCGCTCGGCAATACGGCGGTGACGGTGACGTCCCTGCCGACGCGGCAATGGGCGCTGAAATTCCGTGCGGACGGACTCGGTGCGGCTTTTGGAAAAGCGCCGGAGCACGACAAGGCGCTGGAGATCCCGGGGGACTGGACATTTAGAATAGGCGGCAACGCCTTGACGGCGGAGCTGCTGGCGGAGCTGCTTGCGAGCCTGGCGGCGGACATAGCGCACCCGGTCGGGATGTATGTATGGCTGGCGGCGGAGACAGACCCGGCGACGCTATGGGGCGGCACATGGGAAAGGCAGCCCGAGGGGCTGACGCTGGTCTCGGCGGGTGACAACTACCCGCTGAACTCCACCGGCGGCGAAGCAACCCACACACTGACAATAGCTGAAATGCCTTATCACCAGCACCAAATGGTAAACGGCAATAATGGTGGTTATGATTATAGTGGATGGACAAAATCAACTATTGTGCTTAGTGATGCAACAAAAGGTTGGGCAGGTAATGCTAATACAAGCTATGTCGGCGACAGCGCCGCTCACAATAACATGATGCCATACAAAGCGGCCTACTGTTGGCTGCGGACGGCCTGAAAGGAGATAATATGGCTACTTACGAAGACGAACGCAAGAAACAGGAGCAGGCCGCGATGAGCGGCGCGCAGCAGCAGAATACGCAGCAGCCCGCACAGCAGCCGGACAACACGCAGTATCAGGCGACCATGCAGGCGCTTGAGGGCGCGAAGACGCAGGCACCGGTATACGGCGGGCAGTATGACCAGCAGATACAGGATATATACCAGCAGATAGTCAACCGCAAAAAGTTCAGCTATGACGCGGCGGCAGACCCGCTTTTCCAGCAGTACAAGCAGCAGTACACCCAGCAGGGTCAGCAGGCTATGCGCGACACGATGGGGCAGGCGGCGGCGCTCACCGGCGGCTACGGCAGCAGCTACGGGCAGGCTGTGGGGCAGCAGCAGTATGACGCGTACCTTCAGCGGCTCGGCGAGGTGCTGCCGGAGACTTACAGCATGGCGCTCAATCAGTACAACGCTGAGGGCGACGCGCTGACGAACCAGTACGCGATGCTCAACGACATGGCGACGACCGACTACAACCGCTACCGCGACCAGCTCGGCGACTGGCAGTACGACGAAGCGCTCAGACGGCAGGACGAGGAGACGGCATACAGCAGGCAGCAGGACGCATACAACAAGCTGCTGTACCTAATCAACAACACAGGCTACTCCCCTACCGACGACGAACTGACGGCGGCAGGGCTGACACGCGATCAGGCGGACAAGCTGCTCTATATGTGGCAGCTGCAAAACGCGGGCACAAGCGGTTCCGGCAGCGGCAGCGGGGGCGGCTCGGGCAGGAGCGGGAGCACGGGAGGAGACGGCAGGGCGGACGTCGACGCGACAACGCTTGCCGGAATGAAACAGACGATATACAACCTCTACAAATATTACGGCAAGGACGCGGCAGCGGACAGGCTCGACCAGTACGCAGGCCAGCTCAACGACGCGCAGTACGCGCAGCTTGTGCAGCAGGCGCAGGAGCTGATGAACGGCGCGGGGCAGGCAAAGAAAACCCCAACAATAAAAAAGCCGGGGCAGAAAAAGAAGAGCGGCGGCAGCGGCGGCTCCGGCAGACAGAGCACGGCGGCAACAAGATGAAAACGGAGGCGGAGCATGGCTTACAATCCTTTCCGAGACGGCAAGCAGACGCAGAGCACGCAGACCGGGCGAGTGAATCCGTTCCGGCAGACCAGCGCGGACAGAAGCGACAGAGAGCGCGTGATGCGCAACTGGCAGAGCGACGCGGAGCAGCACGGCATATTGAACAATCCCCAGTACACCGACGAGGGCAAAGCGTATCAGCAGATGGCGCAGGAATACGCAAAGTACGGCACACAGTATCAGAACCAGCTCAAACAGGGCGTGACCGGGCGGCAGTGGGCGGCTGACACGGCGCGGCGGCTTGAGGAGCTTACACAGCAGCAGAGAGCGGCACAGCAGACGGAACGGCGCAGGCAGGACGCGGACGCTATAGGCGATCCGGGACTGTGGGTGACTACGACGGAGCAGTATGACGCACTGCCAGAGGCTCGCAGACAGGAGGAGGCGCGCAAGGCAAAGCAGCGCCCTGCCGTAAGCCTTGCCGACTACGACAAGCGCATAGCGGAGCTGCGCAAGGAAAAAGAGTGGGCAGACTACTTCGCCGAGGCCGGGCTGCGCGACGAGGCAGGCTACAAGGCCGGCAGCGCCAGGGGCAAGGCCACGTATGAGAGTGCCGACGCTGCGACTGCGCGGAAGCGCATCGGCGAGCTTGAACAGCGGCTGGTCGCGCTGAACCAAAACAGCGGCTGGGCGAGCACGGTGGAGCAGTCGGACGAGATCGAGCGTGAGCGGAACGCCATCCAGCAGGAGCTGGAATCTCTCGGCGCGGGCTACAAGAACGCGCAGCAGGCGGACTATACCACAAGCGCGAGGAATAATATCTCTGACAGATGGACGCGCGAGGAGCGAAACAACTTTTACTACCTCTACAACGACAATAAGGACGAGGCACAGGCTTATGCGCGGCGCATCAATGACAGATACGCTTATTCGGACGCGCAGGCGAAGAAGGAAAAGGCCGGCGAGTGGGCAAGTCAGAATTTCTGGACGGGCTTGGCAGGCACGGCGGCTTCCGTGGGGATGACCATGACGTCTCTTGCCGACACGCTTGACAGGACGAAAGAATATGCGGCGACCGGAGACGTCTCGGCCAAATCCGGCCTCACCCCCGCGGACATAGGCATGGCGATGACGTCCGCAATTGCCTCGTCGCTGAACGAGAAGAGCGGGACTATCAACGACAATGTGTGGGTCATCGGCGGCAAGGGCTTGGGCGACCTATACGAGACGGGGGTAAGCATCCTCAACTCCCTCGCATCTGTATACATGCTGGGCGGCGTGGGCACGTACGCCAACTTCTTCGGGCAGGCGAGCAAAACGGCCTACGAGGAGGGCATACAGCGCGGGCTGAGCGTAGATAAGGCGCTGACCTACGGCTACGCAAGCGGTGTCGCCGAGGTCGCGGGCGAGATGTTCTCAATAGAGCATCTGATAAAGATGAAGAACCCCAGCTCGCTCAAGGGCATTATCAAGAACATCTTCGTCCAGGGCGGTATTGAGGCAAGCGAAGAGTCGGCCACGACGCTGATGAACACGATATCGGACGCAATAATAAACGGCGACAAGAGCGAACTTGCGAGCAACTACTACGCGCTGATACAGGCGGGTTACAGCCCTGCGGACGCTGAAAAGCTTGTAATAGCGGACTGGACTCAGGGCGTTATGTATGATGCCTTGGGCGGCTTTGTGAGCGGCGTTGCAAGCGCCGGCGTCCACAGCACCGTGCAGGGCAGCATGACATACAAGGGCGACGCGCAGGAGCTTATCGACTACGCCAAGAGCGAGGGCGCGGACACTGCGGCGGCGAAACGTGCGCAGAAATACGAAAAGCGCCTACAGAGCGGGAAGCGCATGACGAACTATCAGGCGGGGACGCTCACGGAGCTTGCGCAGGAGGCCGTGGTCTCAAAAGACCTCGATAACATCCGCGAGGCCGTCGGCAAGCGGCTTGCCGCGCTCGGCGAAAACAGCTCAGCGCTCACGGAAGCCGTTGTGCGGCAGGCGGTGCAGCAGGAGGCAAAGGCGGCGGACATCAGCGTCCCGAAGGTCACGGAGAAGCAGCGCGGCCTGATCCAGAACAGCAAGGCGGCAAAGCGCGTGCTCTCCGAGATGGACATCGGCAACATGCGCATGGAGACCGCGGCGGAGCTGAGCGGGCATGACGGCAGCCAGTATCAGCGCTCTAACGAGTGGGCACGGGATATCGGCACACGCATCATTGCACCCGGAGAATACGGTGTACGCAGCACCGACACCGTGACCGCAGAGGAGAAGAGGGCTGACGTGAAGGTCGGAGACGAGAGCGGAAAGGTCGTCGGCTTCAAGAACGGCATGGCGCGCGTCGAGGTCACGGAGAACGGCAAGAGTACCATCCGGGAGGTAAAGCCCGACGACGTGCAGCAGCTCCCCAAGCAGACGCGCAGGCTGTTTGACGAGATATCCCGCTATGACGGCGACACGCAGGCGGCAATGTACGCGGCGTATATGCCGGGGCAGGACATAGCAGCATACGTGCAGGCGGCGGACACTGCGATGAACCTCTACGGCGCGCAGACCAAAGCAACACTTGAGCAGGCGCGCAGTTTCGGCAAGGCGACCTTCCGGATGCTGAGCGACGCCCAGCTCGACGCGCTGATGCAGGCAGGGCGCAAGCTCGCGGATCAGCGGAAAGCGGCGGCGGAGCGCACCGGCGAGGGCAAGGGCGAGGTCAAGCAGGGCAAGGTGTCCTACGACGGCGGTGAGGCCGGCGGGCGCAAGCTCAAAGCCCCAAGCAAGGAAGCGATAGACCGCATGAGCGACGCCGAGAAGACCCTCGCGGAGGCGCTGACGGCTACGGGTGTGAACGTTGTGTTCTACGAGAGCGAGGCAAACGCCGAGGGCAGATACAGCGGCGCGCAGGGCATGTACTACAACGGCACGGTTTACCTCGATGTGAACGCAGGCATGAACAGCGTGGAGAGCGGGCAGCGGACGATAGTTCTGACGGCGGCGCACGAAATGACGCACTTCATCCGCGAGAACAGCGAGGCCGGATATATAGCGCTGCGCGAGTACATAACCGACAGGCTCATGCAGCAGGGGCTGGATATCGAAGAGCTTGTCACGCAGAAGCGCGCAAGAGAGAGCCGCGAGCTGAGCTATGACGAGGCCGTGGAGGAGGTAATAGCCGACGCGTGCGAGACGGTTCTGACGGAGCCGACGGCAATAAGGCAGCTTGCAAGCGATAATATGCCTCTGGCAAAGAAGATACGCAAGTGGCTGAATGATTTCTTCAGGAAAATCAAAAGCGCGTTTGCGGGGCTTGAGGCCGTCCACGACGAGGCCAAGGCAATGACCGACTACATGGACGAGCTGCGGGCAATGTGGGACGACGCACTCGCCGACGCCGTGCGGAACAGGGCAAATAAAAACGCCGCCGAAAACGGCGACGGGGTAAGACATTCTTATGGCGGCAGGGGTGCAGAGAACGCCAACCTTGATGAATTAGACAGGGCTAAGCGTTTGCTTGCGCAAGGAGTTGACAAAGATGCTGTTAGGAGAGATACAGGCTGGTTTAGAGGCGCTGATGGTCAATGGCGCTTCGAGATAGACGACAGTGGATTGATTTACAGCAAGACCGGGAATATTCTCGGCTATGCAGACAGCGCGAGAGCGCAGCATGAGTATGCGGCGAAGTGGCTTGCGCTTACTTCGGCGGAAATGACGGACGCGCAGCGTGGCGAACTGGCTGAATACATAAAGCAGCGCGACAACGGCGAGTTCAGCCAAGAGCTGTATAACAAACTAACAGAATATTGGGGAACCGCCTTTGAGGAATACGCCGCAGCGAAAGAGGCAATGCTTGCCAGGTCAAACGCGTCCGGGGTTACGGTGGGCGACTACATAAAGCACGACGAGCTTTTCGGGCAATACCCGCATCTTAAGGACTTAGGGCTTATTTTTGAGGACTTGGGCAGCGGAGAAAAAGGATATTTTAATGGGCTCGAGATTGTTATTGACCGCAGTCTAAAAGACGCGCCGGAAAAAACCCTGCTGCACGAAATACAGCACGCTATACAGCGGTTTGAGGGTTTCAGCAAGGGCGCATCCGTGGAGTATTGGAATAGGCAACTTGAGGCAGGGAAGAATGTGCGCACGAGAGCACAGCTCACGGAAGAAGCTCGGATAGAGAACCAGCTTACGGAACTGCGTATTAAGTCGCCAGATTTTTACGCAGATATAATGCAGCTTGAGGAAATGACGCCTACCATTCCGAGGGGCAAAATCGACTGGAATACGCTTGAGCAGATAGAACCTGACCCACCGGAATGGCAACGTTATGACACACGCAGAGAGGAACTCGAACAAAAGTACGGCGAGGACAGGGTGTTCTCTGCGATAGACCTTTTCAATGACCTCACGCAGAGCCGCAAGACGACGCAGCAACTGCCGAGTGAGCTGTATTTCAACACAGCCGGAGAGATTGAGGCGCGGGACGTGGCTGCGAGAGCCGCGCTTACAAAAGCCGAGAGAGCCGCCAAAGCGCCAAACCTCGGCGACGGCAATACGGTTTGGGCGAAGTATTCCATTCGTGAAGACGCTCCGGCGGAGATACACAAAGCCGTAACAGACAAAAACTATGGCGGCGACATCCGACTGACAGACACTACCCCGAGTATAATGCTTGCTCACAAGGGCGTGCGAAATCTTCCGATGCTCATGAAGGCTTCTCATATCCGCGAGAACATCCTTACGAAGCAGGAAGCGGCGAAGCTTGGTCTTGATACGGGCAAGGGCATAAATTATCACGGACTTGGCGAGGAGGTTTTCAAAAAAGTTATCGACAGTCTTGACGATATAAGCGTTGGCTATCGAGGAACGCCGAAATCAAACGACCCGTCCAGACGCGAGAATAGCTTTCTTCTTATCTCTACCGTGAAGGACAACGGCAGGAATACCATTGTTGTTCCGGTATACATTAACGAGATGGGCAGTTACAACCGTGTGCTCATAAGAACTAACAAGATTGCATCGGTCTATGGTAAAAGCAGCTTGAATGAGTATATTAAAAGAGAAATTGCAAAGGGGAATCTTGTACGCATAAAAAAAAGAAGCCCCGCCAACAGTGAATCCCCGGCTCCAATTGCCGTCGATTATAATGGCGTCACTTCTCAGGCAAAGGCGGCAGATCAGACTGCGATGGCCTTTGGTAATACTAGTATACGCTCCTCTTCCGAAAATAGCAATACCAAAATTAAAAAATCTGAGAGAGATGTTGACCTGACTGCAAAATATCCGCAGCTCAACCTCAACGAGGACATATCGGAGCTTGACGGCGTACCCGCAATAGAGCTTACCGACGGCAGCGTTCTGCCGATAACCGAGCGCGACGGCAGATACCCGACGCACGTTTCATTCATTGAAGCGAACCGCATAGACGTTGACGACCTCAAGAGCGGCGGCTGGATAGGCAACGGCGTATATGACCCGTCTTTCACCAGCGACACACAGCGCTATATAGAGCGGCAGCAGGCGAGAAAACGCGTGGCAGAGCTGACGGGCAAGCAGTATGAGCAGTTCAGGTATTCCATGCGCGACGTGACGGTCGATGACACACGGGAGGAGCTGGCACAGCGCAGAGCGGCATACGCAAGGCTTGAGCGCGAGAACGCGGCACTGAAAGCCCGCGTGGACTACCTCAAAGGGCAAACGAAGCTGACGAAGGAAGCGACGGTGCGCGAGAGCGACGTTGCCAAGTATGCGCGGAGCATACTCAAGGAGTACACGAGTCGTGCGGACAGCGCGGAGATACAGCAGCAGCTTCAGGAGCTGGGCAACTACATCGTGCAGAACGATGCGCGGGTACTGAGCTACGACGAGATACGCAGCCGCGCAGAAGATATTGCGGAAACTGTGCTTGACAACGCCCATGCTGTTATCGCCGAAGAAATGCCGGGGCTCGGCGAATATAAGGAGTTCTTGAGAAACACGGCGCTGAAGGTGAGCGACAACACACTGAACGATCTGCCGGAGGGATTCCGCAAAGAATACTCGGGCAAGATAAAGCTCCGTGCAGACGGGCGCAGCGTAGACAGCGTATGGATGGAACTGCAGGAAAGATACGGTGAGGGCGAGTTCCCAAGCAACATCTACGCGCAGAGCGATATGCTTGAGATAATGGCCGACAAGTTCAGCACATGGCAGGCCATAGAGGGCAACCCGTTTTACAACTATATGGGCGAGGCAATACAGAGCCTGACGAACGACATCATGGACATGGTGCTCGGAGCGGATATACGCCAGACTGCGCCGACGTACGCAGACCGCGCGGCGGCCAAGCTTGCCCGCGAACGCGCGAAAGGCGCGGAAGCGGTTGCGGCTGAACGGGAACGCGGCAGCGCGCGAGCCGAACGGCTTCAGGCGATGTTAGAGAGCGAACGCGAGCGGCGGCGCGAAGAAGTAGCCCGCGAAAAGGCTGACAAGTGGGCGGCGGTCGGCTCGGTGCGCGAATACTACCAGAGCATGATAAAGCGCCAGAGGGCGGAGCGCGCAGAGTCAGCGGACAGGGGCAAATACCGTGCGCAGGTCGAAAAGCGCACGAAAGAACTCAGCGACTGGCTGCTCACCAACAGCGACAAGCAGCATGTGCCGGAGGTGCTGAAAAAAACCATAGGCGATTTTCTCGCGACCCTGGATTTCACGAGCCGCAGAGCTCTTGAGGGCGGCACAGCTACGCAGAAGGACGCACGCTTTCAGCAGAGACTCAGCGCTTTGCAGGAGCTGCTGAGGAAACAGGCGGCAGCGCTGGAAGAGAACTCCGACGCAGACACCTTTACCGGATATCTGGACATTGACGGAGACACGATGGACGCGCTCGCACAGCTCGTGCAGGACGTGAACGCGGCAATCGGCAGCGACCGCACATGGACTGTGAACCGGATGAATGCAGCAGACTTGGCGCGGCTGGATCAGGTGCTGAAGGTTCTGCAGCACAGCGTGAAAAACATGAATAAGCTGCTGGCAAACGCGCACTTCAAAAGCTCCATAGAAGCGGCGCAGAACACCATGACGCGCATGGACGCACTGAAAACGAACAGAAAGTATGCAGGCAAGGTCAAGGACTTCTTCGCATGGGACAACGTAACGCCGATTTATGCGTTCCGGCGCTTCGGCGACGGCGGCAAAGCAATTTTCGATTCCTTTACGCGCGGCTGGGACAAGATGGCATTCAACATGAGAACCATCTATGACTATGCCGAGAACGCGTACACCGCCGACGAGGTCAGAGCATGGGAAAAGGATATACGCGAGGTTGAGCTGAGCACGGGGAAGAAGGTTCGTATCCCTGTGAGCGCAATCATGGAACTATATGTGAGCGCAAAGCAGGAGCAGGCTATGAACCACCTGAACGGCGGCGGCCTCCGCGTGAGCGACTTCAAGGATGGCCGGGCGACGGTAAACCAGACGGAACACTATCTTATGACGGCTGAGGACATCGCGGCAATAACCGGGGAACTGAGCGACAGGCAGAGGGCGGTCGCGGATGCGCTTCAGCGCTTCGCGGCGGGCACCGGTGCCGCATGGGGCAATGAAGTCAGCATGAAGCGCTTCGGATACAGGGCGTTCACCGAGGAAAGCTACTGGCCGATAGCGACGGATGACAACACACGAGACGCCATTGACCCGCAGGCAAGAGCAAACGATATGTACCGTCTGCTCAACATGAGCATGACAAAGGGCAGAAATGCGAAAGCAAACAACGCACTTGTTGTGGGCAGCATCTTCGACACGTTCTCGGCGCATATGGCAGATATGGCGAAATACAACGCACTTGCATTGCCGGTGCTGGATGCGATGAAGTGGTACAACTACCGCGAGAAAGAGACTCTTTCAACGGGGCAGATAAAGACCGCTTCCGTGCAGGGCGCGATAGAGGGTGCGTATGGCCGAGGCGCGAACAACTACATCGTAACGTTGATGAAGGATATCAACGGCAAACAGGAGCTTGGGCGCGGAGAGGATCTTCCACGGAAGATGATCTCGAACTACAAGGTGGCCTCGGTGGCGGCAAACGTCCGTGTGGCGCTCCTTCAGCCGACCTCATATGTCCGCGCCGGAATGGAGCTCGACCCGAAGTATCTTGCAAAGGGTGCTTTGATAAAGGGCGGCGTGCAGGAAATGATGAACTATTCCGGCACTGCAATCTGGAAGGACTTCGGCGGCTATGACACCAACATAAGCCGCAACATCCGCGACCAGATAAAGCATGACGCCACAGCCGGCGAGCAGATAAAGGAAAAGAGCATGGTGCTTGCTGAACTCGGCGACCGTCTGACATGGGGCGCGCTGTGGAACGCCTGCAAGCTCGAAGTGCAGGACAAGCAGCATTTGAGCGGCGAGGAACTTATGCAGGCCACGGCAAACAGATTCCGCGAGGTCATCTATCTGACACAGGTAATGGACAGCACATTGACGCGCAGCCACAATATGCGCAGCAAGAGCACGTATGCCTCTCTCGCTACGGCGTTTATGTCTGAGCCTACGCTGAGTTACAGCATGGTGCAGGATGCTTTCATGGATTATATGGACGAACGCAAGATAAGCAAGAACGGGACAGCGGCATGGCAGAAGACACGCGGGAAGCTCGTAAAGGCGCTCGGCATATACGCGATGAGCGCGGCTGCAAGCGCCATTATTGAGTCCCTTTGGGATGCATTCCGCGACGATGATGACTACGAGACGCTGCTCGAAAAAATTCTCGAAGCCATGTTCGGCACAAAGGAGGGTTGGTTCCTCGACGGCAACCTTATAGGCGACCTGCGAATAACCACAAAGCTGCCGCTTGTGAAGGATATCGTTTCGATGTTTGACGGCTACAGCAACGACCGCATGGACACGGCGTGGGCGGCAAACCTTGTAAAGGCGTATAAGATATGGAAGGAAACGATAGACCTTGCGACAGGCAAGCTCGACAAGCCGACTGACGCCACATATAACGGCAAGATGACTTGGTACGGGAAACTGTACAACACGCTGAAGCCGCTGAGCCAGATGACAGGTTTTGCAATTGCGAACCTCACGCGCGACGTTTCGGCGATCTGGAACACCACATTCGGCGCATGGACGGGCAAGAAGCTCAGAACATATTACCCCGGCGTGAAGACATCCGTAAAATACGCGTATCAGGACGGGTATCTGACAGCTGAGGAGGCCGAGAAGATACTCATTAACGAGGGCGTAGCGGAAGACAAGAATGACGTGTACTTTATGCTGGATGAGTGGGACAGCGGAAAGAGCAGCTACAGCAAGTACGGCGCGATCAAGGACGCGGCGAAGGCAGGGGACAAAGCGGCATACAAGAGCGCGCTTAAAGACCTTACCGACCACGGTATAACAGAAAAGAACGCGCAGAGTGCGATCCGCAGTGCACTCAAGGAGTGGTATCAGGGCACGGAAGACACGCCGCAAAGCGTAAGCAAGCAGGACACGATCAAAAAGCTTCAGGAATTCACCGGGATGAGCAAGGCCGACGCGGAGGCGACGGCGCTTGAATGGACGTGCAAGATCGTTACCGGCGTGGAATACAGCGATATAAAGACGGCGTATCTCGATGGCGATGTGAACGCGGTCAAAGCGAAGCAAATGCTTATGAGATACGGCGGACTCACCTCCGAGGAGGCGGACAAGCGCATTCAGAACTACAAGTTTGAGGAGCAATACGGGTTCACTTACAGCAGGAGCAACGTGCAGGACGAATATATCAGAGGCAGTATAAGCGAGGCGACCGCAAAAACCATGCTGACGCAGTACGGGGGTAAGACGGATGAGGAGGCGGAGCGCAGCATACAGGCGTTTAATTTCCTCCGAAGCTATCCGGAATACGACGCGGAGGATATAACCGAGGCGCAGATAGCAAAGTACTATGAAAGCGTGGACGGCAGCGGCGTGAGCGTACGGGAATACGTCAACTACGCCAGCTTTATACGCAGCACAAGCGCCGATGTAGACGCAGACGGCAACGCGATAAACGGCTCGAAGATGCGTAAGGTGATGGAGTATATCGACAGCCTAAACCTGACGTCGCAGCAGAAAGACGTACTATTCCTGACACAGTACGCGAAGAGCAGCTTGAGAAAGACCCCGTGGCACTAATACGCGGACACACTGGGAGAAATCCCAGTGTGTTTTTATGTTTTTTGAAAAATTTTCGCGTTTTGGGGTTAGAGAAATGAGAGCGGGATTTGTTATCATAAAGCTAAGAGTCGTGGCCTTAAGCCAGAGAATAAACAAGGAGGCATCCTATGCACACAAAATTTGACTTCGACCTCCAGCTTTTTGCCGAGGGCGGCGCACCCGCAGGCGAGGGCGGAGGAGAAGCAACGGGCGAAAGTACTGCCGACGCCGGGCAGAGTTTTGAAGCAAGACTTGAGGCCTTGAACGTACCCAAAAGCAAGATAAGAAAGGGCGCATACAAGAATGCCCCGACACCCGCGGCGCCTGCACAGCAGGAGGAGCCGCACGAGAAGGAGCCGGAGCAGGAAGAAAGCGGAGCCGCCGTCCGCAAGAGCTGGGATGAGGTCAAGGCAGAGTACAAAGCGGAATTTGACGCAGAGATGCAGGGCACGATCAAAAGACGGCTGAAGAACAGCGACGCAGAGCTTGAGACACTGCGCGCGAAGGAAGCCGCGGCCGCGCCGCTGTATGACTATCTGGCCAGCCGCTACGGACTCGACGCCGCTAACCTGAACGTGGAGGAGCTTATACAGAAGTTCCGCGAAGACGACGCCATGTTTGAGGAGGACGCGGCGAGACTGGGGACAGACGCAGGCACGGCCAAAAAAATGATTCTGGCCGAGCAGGACGGCAAGCGCAAGGCGCGCGAAGATGAAGCCAACCGGCAGGCACGGCAGAAGGAGCTGGAGGACGCATTCAAGCGTCAGCAGGCTTCCAGCCATTTCGACGAGCTGCGCAGGCAGGGCGAGGAGCTGAAGAAAGAGTTTTCGGACTTCGACCTTGCGGCAGCAATGAGCGACGAAGCGTTCGTGAAATTCACGCAGCCGGGGAGCAACATAAGCGTACGCGCGGCGTATCTGGCACTGCATCCGGAGGTGCAGGAGCAGCGCGTGCAGCAGGCGGCAGCAAAGGCAACGGAGGCTGTTTCCGCTTCGGTCGCCGCCAACAGGGCAAGGCCGAGGGAAAACGGCAGCCAGGCCGCCACGCTTGCGACAAACGACCCCAGAAACATGACAAAAGAGGAACGCGCGGCACTGCGTAAGAGAATTTACGCCGCCGCCTACAACGGGGAAAAGCTCCCGTTAGGAGGCTGACCCCATGAGATGAAAGGAAATATATGAACAAGTTTTTTAACCTTCAGTTTTTCGCCGATGCGGGTACGCTTGTAAACGCTACCGGCAACTATGTCAACGCGGGCACCGGCACGACCACTGCGTTCGACGGCACCAACACCCTCGCACCCGAACTCAAGGCGTTCTACGACACTGAGCTTCTCGAAAACGCCCGCGTAGAACTGTTCTACGCGCAGTTCGGCAAGAAGCAGCCGCTCCCCAAGAACCACAAGGGGCAGGTCGAGTGGCGCAAGTGGAACGCTTTTGAGCGCGCCTCGAAGCTGACCGAGGGCGTCATCCCCACCGGTCAGAAGTTCGGCGTTAGCGCTCTGACCGGCAGTATCGACCAGTACGGTACGTACACCTCAATAACCGACAAGCTTGAGCTTCGCGCCTATGACGATGTTATCCTGGGCGCGACCGAGGAAATGGGCGCGTCGGCAGCGGAAACTCAGGAGTGGCTCATCCGTGACGCGCTGCTCGTCGGCACCAACGTCCTCTACTGTGACAACGTCAACAAGGATACCGGCGCGGTCATCGGCACTCCGACCAGCTGTGCGACTATGGGCGCAGGCGGCAGCACTTCTAGCGGCGGCGGCTCCACTCCTGACGGCTGGGCGCTGCTTACTCCGGCAATGGTCAATAAGGCGGTGACTATCATGAAGAAGAACCGCGTCCCGCGCATCAACGGCCGCTATTACGCGGTCATCCACCCGTCCGTTGCGCATGACCTGCGCGAGTGCGAGGGCTGGATAGAGGCGCACAAGTACGCAGCTCCCGAGGAGCTGTTCAACGGTGAGATCGGCGAGCTGCACGGGGTACGCTTCATAGAGGACGCCTTCGCCCCCATTCTCGGCGGCACAAACTATAAGAATAAGTCGGAAGGCGTTACCTATGCGACCTATTTCTTTGGCAAGGACGCCTTCGGCATCATCGACCCGGAGGGCGGTGCGCTGGAGATGATAATCCACGACAAGAAGGAGGTCGGCGGGCCGCTGGACCAGTTCAGCACCATCGGCTACAAGTTTGAGACGAACGGCGCGACTATCCTCTATCAGGAGCGTATGCTCCGCGTGATGAGCGTGTCCACCTTCTCCGCAACTGACGAGGCCAACTGACAACAAACCGGCGGGGACATTCCCCGCCGGAACCTGAAAGGAGATTAACATGGCAAAGAACACCGACATGGTTGAAGTAACCATACCGAGAGGCAGCGACAGGGGCGACCCGAACCTCTTCGTAGCTGTCAACGGCGTCAATTATATCCTGCCGCGCGGCAAGAAAAGCACCGTCCCGAAGTTCGTCGCGGACGAGATAAAGAGAAGCCAGGAAGCCGAAGATGCATTTTATGAGACCAAGGATAAGCTGAGAACGGAATTTCCGAGCTTTTGACAGGCGGGCGGCAAACCCGCCTGTTTTAGGAGATATACATGACCGTACTTGAAATAATAAATAGGGCGGACACGCTTGAGCCGAACGCATATTCGGCGGACGAGAAAATACGCTGGCTGTCAAACCTCGACGGGAAAATCTTCGAGGAGGTCATAAAGACCCACGAGGGCGGCGCGGAGAGCTTCACCCCGTACAGCACAGGCGACGAGGAGCTGCTGCTCGCAGAGCCGTACGGCGAGGACGTGTACACCCATTACATCGCGGCGATGATCGCGGCGGGAAACTCCGAGGCGAGCCGGTATAATCAGCAGATAGCGATGTACAACGCGAACTACGGGCAGTGGTTCAACTGGTACAACCGGACGCACAGGCCGCTGCCGAAAAGCAAACGTTTCGTGTTCTGAGGTAAATAGTATGCCGACATTCCCATATTTGGACGCGCAGGCCACACAGCGCGACACGACAGATTCGTTTTACGGCTACAATCACCAGACGAAGATAGGCAAAGGCGAATTCTACGAGACACGTAATCTGAGCACAGACCACACACCGATGCTTGCGCCGCGCAGGCCGCGCGGGATTACTGAAGTGAGCGGGGAGCTGCAAGGGATAATAGAGAAAGACGCGCTCGCGTACGTTGCGGGCGGAACGCTCTACTACAACGGCACTGCGACGCCCGTGACGGGACTTGCAAGCGGCTCAAAGCAGCTCGTAAGCATGGGGGCATATATAATCATATTTCCGGACAAGGTCTACTACAACACCGCAGACGGCGCAGACTACGGCAGCATGGAGGCGACGTTCGGCACGACCGGAAGCGTAAGTTATGCGCTGTGCCGCGCCGACGGCGACGAGTATACCGCACCGACGGTATCGGCAACGGAGCCGGACAACCCGCAGAATCTTGACCTGTGGATAGACACAAGCTCCACGCCGCACGTGCTGCGGCAGTATGGCAGCGCGGCGGGAACGTGGGCGGAGATCGTGACGGTGTACACCAAGCTGACGTTCTCCACGCAGGGGCAGATACCGGCGCTGTTTGCGAAATACGACGGCGTGACCATCAGCGGCGCAAGCTTCGCCGACGCGAACGGGGACAAGATTATCTATGCCGTCGGCGGCGAGGCGGACAAGGTGGCGGACTATATCGTCGTCGTGGGGCTGCTGGAGCAGGCATACAGCGACGAGACGAGCGATATCACGATCAAGCGCAGTGTGCCGCAGATGGACTATGTCTGCGAATGCCAGAACCGGCTATGGGGCTGCTATTACGGCAACGACGGCACGCAGAACCTCAACGAGCTTTACTGCTGCGCACTCGGCGACTTCAAAAACTGGCGGCAGTATCTCGGCCTCAGCACGGACAGCTGGACGGCTTCCGTCGGCTCGGACGGAGTATGGACGGGATGCGTCAACTATCTGGGCAGCCCACTATTTTTCAAGGAAAACCGAATACACCGCATAACTGTGTCTTCAACGGGGGCGCACAGAGTAGCGGAGACGGTAGCGCGAGGCGTCCAGCGCGGGAGCGGCCGGAGCCTTGCGGTCGTCAACGAGACGCTGTACTACAAGTCCCGCGAGGACATATGCGCGTATCAGGGCGGCTTCCCCACGGGCGTAAGCGAGGCGCTTGGGCAGGAGCTGTACAGCGATGCGGCGGCCGGAGCCGTGGGCAGCAAGTACTACATTTCCATGAAGGACAAGGCCGGAGGCTGGCATCTGTTCTGCTTCGACATCTCGAAAACGTTGTGGATGCACGAAGACGAGCTGCACGGCGAAGCTTTCGCGCGCGTGGATGACGAACTGTACTGCATTGCCGGCGGGAAGCTTGTCGGTCTGCTGGGCTACGGCGGAACGCGTGAGGCGGACGTCAGCTGGGAAGCGGTCAGCGGGATTATGTACTATGAGTATCCCGGCAATAAATACATATCGCGCTATGACATCCGGCTGAACATGGCGAAGGGCGCAAAGTTCGAGGTCTACATCGAATACGACAGCACAGGCGTGTGGCAGCGCGGCGGAAGCGCGACGGCGTACAGGGAGGGCACGACAAGCTATATGTTCCCGATACGCCCACGACGCTGCGACCATATGCGGCTCAAACTGTGCGGCACGGGAGAGAGCCGAGTGTTCTCAATCGCGCGAATCCTGGAGATAGGGAGCGACTACCGATGAGCATTTTTGATATGCCCCCGATCTTGCAGGGGACGCCTGAGCAGCAAATCTCGGCGCTGCGGAACTTCCTTGTGCGGCTCGCAGACACCTTGCAGGCCGAGTTTGGCGACGACAAGATCAACGAGGCGGTAAAGCAGGCAACCACCGCCGCCGCGGCAGGAACCGGGAGCGCGGCAAAAGCGGAGATCGACAAGAACGCGCAGAATCTGCGGCAGCTTATCACAAAGACGGCTGACAGCATTTACAGCTACGTCGACGAGATAACACAGAATCTGTCCTCTGTATACGTTGCCAAAAGCGAGTTCGGCACGTATCAGGAGACGGTAAACACAACGATACAGCAGACGGCGAAGCAGACCGTCGAGAGCTATGATTTCCAGAGCCAGATCGACGCGGTGAATTCCCGCGCGGACAGCACGGACAGATTCGTGACGACCATACGCGGGGAGATACGGCGCGGGCTTATCACCGACCCCGAAACCGGCGAAACGCAGATGGGTATTGCAATAAGCGAAAACCTCACGTTCACGGGCGAGACCGAGGAAGAAAACGGCCTGACGTATTATAAGCTTGCGCCGGGGCAAACGCTTGGCCTGTACACCGCGACCGGCTGGCAGTTCTGGATAAACGGCTCCAAGCGAGGCTGGTTTGACAGCGAGGACGGGATGCTGCACGTTGCGAACATCGTCGTTGAGGACAAGCTCCAGATCGGCGACGGATGGCTTATGACTACGACCGGAGGCTTCGGTCTCCGCTACACAGGAGGATAATATGAGCAAAACAAATACCGGGCTCGTCGAGTACGCACTGGCACAGCTGGGGAAACCCTACTGGTGGGGCACTTTCGGGCAGACGGCGAACGCCGGACTACTCGCAGCCAAGCGGCAACAGTACCCCGGCTATTACACAGCAAGAGACTTTGCCTCGCAGTTTGGGCAGAAGGTACACGATTGCGTCGGGCTTATAAAGGGCTTCCTGTGGTGCGACACACCGGACAGCGAGCCTATATACAAAGCATCGCAGGACGTTGCGGTAAGTGGACTGTATATGTCCTGCCACGAAAGCGGCAGCATAGACACCATGCCCGACATACCGGGCGTGTGCGTATTTATGCGGGACATGTCCCACGTCGGCGTTTACGTCGGCGGCGGCGACGTCGTAGAGGCAACCGGCCACGCGCGCGGCGTGGTCAAGACCAAGCTTGCGGGGCGCGGCTGGGGGCTGTGGGGTAAGCCCCGCTGGATAAGCTACGAGGCTGCTGCCACTCCTGCACAGCCCGCACAGACCACCACACAGGCGACCACCTCGGCGCTGACCGTCACCGGCTTGCCGCTGCTGCACTACGGCGACAAGGGCGAGTGCGTCCGCTCGGCGCAGCTGCTCCTCATCGGGCGCGGCTACTCCTGCGGCAGGTGCGGCGCTGACGGCGAGATAGGGCAGGGCACTTTCAATGCGGCGGTGGCGTACCAGAAAGCTTGCGGCTTGCAGCAGGACGGCATCATAGGCGCGCAGACTTGGGCGCGGCTGATAGGAGGTTAAGGCATGGCATTCACTTTGGAGGACTTGGCTGTAAAATACGCAGAAATGGAAGCGCGGGGCAAGTCCAACACGCACAGGCTCGACGCGCTGGAGAAGAACCAAAAGGCGCTCAACGAGCTGACCACGTCCGTCAAGGTGCTCGCCACCGAACAGAGCACCATGAAGACGGACATAGGTGAGATCAAAACCGGCCTCAAAACGCTTACGGACAAGCCCGGCAAGCGCTGGGAGGCCATCGTAGATAAGGCAATATGGCTGGTAGCCGGTGCGCTTATTGCGTTTGTACTGGCACAGCTTGGATTGTGAAAGGGGGTGAAAATATGGACTTTGGTATCGCATCCGTAGCAGCCATAACCGTGATCTGCTATCTGGTGGGTCAGGCCGTCAAGGCATCCGGCCTTGACAACAAGTGGATTCCCATCATCTGCGGCATCGTCGGCGGCATCCTCGGCGTGCTTGCCATGCGCTTCATGGCAGACTTCCCGGCGCAGGACTACATAACCGCAGTTGCAGTCGGCATTGTATCCGGCTTCGCGGCGACCGGCGTCAACGAGGCAGTCAAGCAGCTCAAGCAGTAATTAAAATCAAAGCGCCGTCCATATGGGCGGCGCAAAACAAATCCTTGTAAACCGACGACGGAGAACACATGAAAGAATCCGTTAAACAATTCTGCTCGCTCAATGGCCTCGGCGAGGTAACCGCCGAGATGCTTTATGACGCATACATAGGGAGTGAGGCCAATGACGACAGCAGAGATAAAAAGCAGCCTGACGACGCCGGGGGCGAAGTGCAAGCTGCAATTCCCGCGGGAACTGCGGGAACAGTTTGAACGCGATTGCGGTTTTACCGACGAGGAGCTAGAGATATTCCGGATGCGAGCGCAGGGCATGAGCATCATACAAATCTCGTTTGCGCTTGGCCGCACGGAGTATTACAGCACCGAGAAGGTGGAGCGCCGCATACGCAGCATAAAGGACAAGATAGCAGCCGCGATTGAGGGATAATTGCGGGATAATTGCGGGCAAACCGACGGGTTTGCCCTCTTTTTTTATGCGATGATATAGGCAGAAGAAAGAAGGAGGCACGGTATGTATAACTCAAACTACCCGTTTAACAATCAGGGCACGGCAGGCTACAACCGCGCCACGCTGCTGTTTGTGCCGACGTTCGCGGATATAGAACGAGTGCCGGTAATGCCCGGAGAGAAGCTCTGGGTGATGGCAATGGACGAAGCAATTATGGCTTGCCGCACGGGCGGCAACATGGGCGTTGAGACGACGTATTGCCGCATGGAGGAGTACATCCCGCCGTCTCCACCGAAGCCCGAAGACTACGTAACAAAAGCCGACCTCGAAGCAATGTTCGAGCGGTTTATGAAGCAGGGAGGGACGCAGAATGAGTAACCCATTCTTCAAGCAGGGGGCGGCGGCACCCAGAAACCCGATGCAGATGGTGAGCGAGTTCCGCAAATTCGCGGCGAATATGACGCCGGAAAGAGCGGAGCAGGAAATAAACCAGCTGCTCGCTTCGGGAAAGATGAGTAAACAGCAGTTTGAGGATCTGAAGCAGCAGGCAAAGAGCTTCATGCAGTTTCTGCAATAAGCCGGGTCGACACGGTTTATATAAAAAACTAAGAAAGGAGTACACCAGTGGAAAATTTTAGCCTTTCCGACATCGCGGCCGCGACTCGCGGCGCAGACAACGAGAACGGCTGGGGTTCCGGTTGGTTCCTCATTGTCGTGCTCTTCCTCTTCATGTTCGGCTTTGGCGGCAACGGTTGGAACCGCCAGGGCGAGTTCGGCCAGTACGCGACCGCGGCATCTCAGCAGGAGATACTGCTCGGCCAGCAGTTCGGCCAACTCAACGACAGGATCACCAACATCGGCAACGGCATCTGCAACCTCGGCTACGAGATGCAGGGCAGCATCGGCCAGCTCGGCAAAGAGATGGCACTCGCCCAGAACGCGACCAACATGGCCATCATGCAGACCGGCAACTCCATCGAGCGCCAGCTCTGCGGCATGAACGCGAACATCGACGCGAAGTTCGCGGCGATGGAAAAGTCGCAGCTTGAGCAGCGTATATCCGAACAGGCCGCGCGCATTGCCAGCCTTGAAATGGATAACCGCATGTATGGCGTAGTCCGCTACCCCAACGGCTACACTTACAGCGCCGGTGCGTCCCCGTTCTGCGGCTGCAACAACGGCTGCTGCGCATAACCCCTAATCGTTAACCGCTTTAACAGCGTTAAGCCCCGGACGGCAAACGCTGTCCGGGGCACCTACTTTTGAAAGGAGATAAAATATGTCCTGTAACTCCAGATTTAAGAATGCCCACTACAAGAGCGCGCAGAACGCGTACAACAACACGCCACAGACCTTCGTAGCGGCGGGTACGCCGGTTAATGTGCTGGGCATCCTCAGCACCGACACCGGCTGTTCGCTCGATACCGTGACCGGTGGCTTCGTGGTCAATAACAGTGGCCTTTACCGGATCAGCTATGACGTAGTATTCACCGCGGGCGGCGCAGGCATCGCAGAACTGAAAGCGCTCAAAGATACCGTCTCGCTCCCGTGCGCCGACGCGCAAGTGACGACCGTGTCCGGCAACACCTACACACTGCACGTCGAGACTACCGTATACATCGCCGTATGCTGCAACGGTACGCCGACGATAAGCGCGGCTCTGGGCGGCGTCGCGGGTACTATCAACCACGTCTGCGCAAGCATGGTCAAGCTCGCGTGAGGTGAGCGCCATGAAAGAGATCAAATGTTTGTACACCAACATCCGCGACGAGATGGAGGACGCCGAGAAGTACGCCGACCTTGCCCTAAAGTATAAGGACGAAGACCGCGAACTTGCCGACACCTTCGCAAGCCTCTCCAAGCAGGAAGTGACCCATGCTGAGGCACTACACGCCGAAGCGGTACGCCTGATAAAGGATTACCGCAGCAGAAACGGGGAGCCGCCGGAGGGCATGAAAGCCGTGTACGACTGGGAACATGAGCGCATGATCGGCGATATGGCGGACGTTAAGCGGCTGCATGAGCTGTACCGAGGGTAAAGACGAAAAGCGGCGAGCTGCAAGTGTGTAGGCTACGATGTAGGCTACGCATCAGAACTTTGTAGAACCCAACGGAGCCTATCAGCGTATATGCCCGGCTGAGACAAGCGAATAATTTAAACTTAGGCAAAGAAAAAGTACCAAGAATCAGCCGTTTTGATTGATTCTTGGTACTTTTGGCGCAGAAGGAGGGATTTGAACCCTCGCGCGCTTTTTACACGCCTACTCCCTTAGCAGGGGAAAGAAAAACCTTGATTTATCAATACTTTGCGGGTTTTTGTAGGCTATGTTGTAAGCTACGCGATAGCGTCCAACGGAACTTTATGGGTCTTAAAATGGCCTGAATTCCCCGAAATTTGTAGGCTACGCGGGGAATTTTCGCGCTGAAATAATATCATTCTTTGCCGCCTTTGTCAAGAACATTGACGGCGTCGTGGGCGCTCTGCATATCGGGGTGGATATAGCGCTGGGTGGTTGCGAACTTGGTATGCCGCATGATCTCCTGTATCACGCTGGGCGCAGTCTTGGCGAGCGCCAGCGCCGTCGCCGTGGTGTGGCGGCACGAGTACGGCGGTAGATCGCGCACCTTAGCCCGCGCAAGGGCGGCATGATACTCGGTATAAAAATTGTCCACGTTCATGCCGACGATGCGTCCCTTCTTGCTGCTGACGTTGGCGAGGATATCTTGCACGAGCGGTTCGAGCCAGTCAGGATAGACCAGCGGCGTGGCCTTACGCTTCTTGGTTTTCAGGCCACAGCCGACGATCTCGTGCGTATCGGTGTGTATCATGTCGGCTGTGCAGCGCAGCAGCTCACCGGGCATCATGCCGCTGTATATCATCAGCAGCGGGAAGCGCATGAACAAGTCACCGTTGTCGTAGGCCGTCCACATTGCATTTATCTCATCCCCTATAAACGGCTTTTGCTCCGTTTCGGTAAGCGGCGGCAGTTCGACAAACTCCGCGAGGTTTGTTCGCGTCTGCCCTTCGGCGACGGCGCGCTTGTATAGCTTGCGAAGCATGGTTTTCATGTCCTTCGCGGGATAGTACGTATCAGTTTGCGAATCCACGCAGCTTTGCAGATTATCTATTGTAAGCTCCGCTACGGGTACATTTTTGATGGAGTCTAGCCGACGCCACGCGATATCATGCGCACACTGCTTGGAGCTGCCGAGCTTATCGTATGCGCCGCTCTTTTCCCACCATTTATGGTAGTCGTTTAAAGTCGGCCGGTACGCCTGTTTTGGCTCGGTATCCGCAGGACTGGCCGCAAAGGCGAGCGCGGCGGTTTTGGTCGGGAATCCGCCCTTCGTTCCGCGCCGCTGGTGCAGGCTGCCGGACGCATCAACAAACGTGTCGATAGTCCATTGCGCTGTCCATGTCTTGCCGCGCCGGTACGCCGTGCCCTGCCCGTTCCCACGCCCCCTACGCGGCTGCGCGTTTTGCCGCGCCCCGCAGAACATGCAAAATGCGCTTATATCCGGTATTTCTTTCTTGCACTTGCGGCATATCATTTTCTTAACATCCTCAGGGCGTACACCATGACACACACAGCAGCAACGACTATCAAACCAAAAATAACAACAAGGACGCTGGATCCGGCGGACTGAAAAAGCCCAGCCGTTGCAAACTGGGCATCCCACACCATGTACGAGATTAAACACACGAGCAGCAGGGCGCAGACAGCTAAAAGCGCGCATATGACAGGCCTGCGGCTTGCAAGCTGCGCTTTGAGCATGGCGTTGACCTCTTCGAGCCGCTTGACGTCTCCGGCCTGACGGACATTATCCATTTCAAGCTCATGCACGGCGGCGAGGTCTGACGCCGGGCAAAGCCCGCACAGTTCATCCAGAGACAAGCCGAGGGTATCACATATCGCTGCCTGCTCAAATAGCTTTGGATTTTGCGCCGTATCGGCGCTCTGGGTGGCTATAGCAGAGTATGATACGCCGGACTGCTCCGACAATTCGGCGAGGGAAAGGCGCAAGTCATTACGCGCGTCGGTTACTTTACGATTATAGCTGTCAAAGAACGGGATAAGACGCTGATACGGGGTCATTTCACACACTCCCAAAAGTTTTATTTGTTTCTGGCAACGGGGAAAAGGTCTTTTGCCGCAGACCGAGACGACATCTCGAAACCGGGCGTGGACTATGCCGGGCGCAGATGATAGGCTATAAGCGTAGCAGATAAGTCGGTTTACAAGGTATCTGTTACATGCCCCGGCGGAGGCTGGCACCAATGCCGGGGCAAATCTTAATCAATAGGACAAGTCGGGGAAGCCATAAGAGTTTTGCTCGTGGATTCCCACTTCTTCAGAGTTAAGCGTGAGCTTATTTGCCCATACTGCAAGCGTCAGCGGAGTTTTGGGAGATGCGGTGATGTCTGCCGCGGCAGACCAGTATTCTGTACCATCACCGAATAAATAGCCGCGGTCGTCATTCCATAGGCCGCACCAGTTAGCCCCACTTCCCGCCGCGCAGTATATTTTGTAGCTTCCTTCCGGAATAGACAATTCGACCGTTTGACCTGAACGAACATAAAACGCGATGTCATCGGTTGGCGCGTCGCGGAAAGGATTCTTGTTGTCTTTGCTTTTGCGCTGGTCATTCTGGGATACATATTTGAAATATACTACATAATCATACCCCTCGGACGCAGAAACACTTACGGAACAATTACTTTCGTATGACGCAGACCGGAAGACATGCCCATTCGCTTCGCGGGCTGCAACTGCCCTCTCGGGGCGCGGCGTCTGCACTCCGGCCGATGGAGATTCAACCGGCGGTAGAGTGGCAAGCTCAGCGCCATCTCGAAAAACTGCTTGCTTTAAATACGGCAGCGCAGTGAGAACAACTGCGACGACCGACAAAAAGAAAGTGATCATCGGCAAGGCTTTCTTCATCTCTCTAATCACCTTCTTTCATTCATAAATTATACATATTTTAACACGAATAACCGGTATATTCCATACCGGTTTTCCAGTTCTACGTTCTTTACAAATAAAATGCACCAAAATAATGCAAAATGACGATAAACGGGGGGAAAACATGGAGAACGAACGGGAAATACTGATTGCGGAGCTTGAAAAGCTGGCGGAGAAGTTGACATACGAACAGCTGAGGTCGGTGTACATCTTCACACTTCAAAAAACAAAATAAGCGGGAACAAGCCCGGTACGGAATCACTCCGTATCGGGCTTGTTCAGTTTATCGGCGAGTCTTCGGAACACTGCGGAGAGCTCCTTCCACTCTTCGACAGTGGTCTCGGCCATAAATTCAATAAGCAGCTGCTCGATATCCGAGCGCTTGCCCTCGGAGAGCTGGCCGATGTACTCATCTATAACGTCGCGCCGCGACTTCTGCGGGAACGGCTGACCGGTGCCGGTACGCAGCCACACCTCATCTACGTTATATACTCGGCAGATTGCTGCAATCATCATGTCGGAGACGGCTGCGCGGCCATTTTCAACATTATTTATCATGTCTCGGCTCGCACCTAGCGGTTCACCGAACGCGGTTTGCGATAGTTTTTTTAATTTGCGGACTTGCTTGATTCTTCCGTTCATTGCTACACCTCCCTTCGTGGCCTAGCATAAGAATAGCATATGTTTTTGAGTATGTCAACTCAAAAAACATAAAAAATATTTGCAAAATGGGTTGACAAACTCAGAAATGCAAGTTATAATGAGTCCATCAACTCAATAAGGCGAGCGCCAGTACACACGAGAGGGGAACACAAGTAAGCCGATGGGCGGCGGCTAAACCGGCCAGAAAGGATAGAGGGGGAAATAGAAAATGTATAAACTTCCTACAAAAGAAGAGCGAGAAAGTACAGCGCTGGGGCGTTTCGAGCTGGTTTGCGAAGCATACATTAACGGAAACCAGCAGCAGAGGGAAATAATCTTGTCAATGCTGAATGAAAGCGAACGGGAAACGTTTTTAACCGGCTGCGGTCTTTATCATCTGTTCACAGACCATCGCTTCTATGATGAAGTGAAAAATGCTGTCGGCGTCCAACTTTATAACGAATTACACAAATAAACTGAGCAATCAAGCACATGAGAGGAGAACACATGATGATCAAAAAGGAAGCTAATCTGAGCGAGCGCATCAAAATGGTAAAGGCGATGGAGTTTATCTGCCGGCAGATAAACGATGAGGACGTATTTGAGTGCTGGCTCGTGAACGGCGTCGCGGACGGCGACATTGAGTATGGCGACCTGAGCGTGAACACGACGGAGCCGGACGCAACATGGTACGCAGAGAACGACGAACGGTTTGCCGACCTGATGGACACCTTCCTATGGTGCATGAAAAAGGCTTACAAGTCCGGTGGCTTGTACTGTGACAATGTTGTGAGTAAAGAGAAAGCAGACTGAAAGGAGAATGACGATGCCAAACATAATAGAATCGACAATTGAAGTATTCAAGCCGAAAGCAGAAGCGGAAGCCTTGAAGCCTTGTCCCTTCTGTGGCGGAACAGAAATCGTATATGAACGCTATCTGCACATGGCCGGAGAACGGTACCGAGTATGGTGTACGGGCTGCACGGCGGGAGTTGACCCCGGATATGCACGGGACATCGGAACGGTGCAAAACATGTGGAATCGCAGAGTATAAGCCGAAACGGCCTGAAAAGGCCGTAGAGACTGTGCGCATGGCGCGGTAGGGTGGGTGACAGAGAAAGCAAGCGGGGCTGTAACCTCCGCAGGCTTCCTCTGCACAGGCTCCCAATCGGCCGCAGGCGCTCAATACGGCTCAATTTACAGCCGTCCCGCGGGCGAATTGTGCGGGGTGGGCTGAGGGGCAGCGTCAACCAATGAGCGCATCCTGTTACAGCAGGGGCTTAGGCCGATTCCGTTCTTTCAGTGTGCGAGCTTCGCGGGCTTTAATCTCCCGCGAACTGAGAACGAGTCACCAGGAGCAACAGGAACGGCGACATGAAGGAAGCCACTAAGGTTTCCATACGCATCACCTCCTTTCGCTCCGGAGCAAGCCCATCCTATCACGCCATGCGCACAGAGTCAAACAAAAAACGGGGCTTATGCGCCCCGCCTTAATGCAGCCGAGGACGGTCACAAGCCCGTGAAAATGCAGAGTGAGGACAAGGACGCCGAGAGAAAACCGGTGCATCGTCCATACACCGGTTTCCTCTGCACTTAGCTCCCGACACAGCGCAGATGCTTCCCTACGCCAGAATTCAGCGCCGTTCCGATGCCTGCGAGAGGCGGTTGCGGAAGCGCAGGGGATGCGAGCCCGGGAAGCATCACTTGGAACGAACAAGTGCTTAGCTGTGTCTCAGTACTTCAACGCACGCGTCGCGCCCGGGGCGAGTACCGGGACGGTGTACTGAATCAAGGGAGCGCCGGAGAGGCAGCATGAAAGAACCTAAGAGGCTTTCCATGACAACACCCCCTTTCGACCGGCCGGTAAGATTACCGCGGCGTCCTTATTCTACAAAAGATTTTAGGAAATGGCAAGAAAAACGGAGGTGAAACAATGAGCGAGCAGGAGAAAAAGGCGGCGAAGGAGCTGCTGGACGACCTGAAGAAGATCCCGGCGGACGGCGCGGATTATGTGCGCGGCTATCTGCGGGGCAGGCTGGACGGCCTGAAGAACCGCAAGGACAAGGAGGACGAGGAATGAACGAAGACCGTGCATATAGAGAACAGGGCACCGCGGCGTACCTAAAACTGCGAATACCATTCGACTATTCGAACTTAAAGAAGGAAATCGCCAAGCAGTACAAAACGCGAAGAGCCTTTGCACGGGCGATGGGGCTCCCTGAGAACTCGGTGTATCGGAAGTTGAACGGGAAAGCATACTGGAAGCAGCGAGAAATCGTGGCGGCAAGCATGTTGCTTGACATACCGTTTTATCTGATGCCGGCTTATTTCTTCAACGTGGATACGAAGTGCAAAAAGGAGGCACGACATGACCCTTGACGACATCGAGGCGATGACGGCGGCGACGATAAGCCCGGCACAGGCGGCAAGCGTGATCGGCTGCAACGAGCAGGCGCTGCGCATACAGGCGAGGGAGCGCCCAGAATGGTTAGGGTTCCCGGTTATCCGCATCAACAACCAGATAAAGATACCCCGCGAGGCGTTTTTGAGATACATGGGGCGGGGCGAGAGGGGGACTGAGCGATGCTGAGCCCATGCGTCAACTGCGAGGAGCGGGAGGCGGGCTGCCACGGGCGCTGCGGCGCATACAAGGAATGGCGCGAGCGCTACGACGCGGCAAAGGCCGCGAGGCGGAAAGGCTCGCCGGCGGCGGCGTACCTCTCGGCGTGGAAGCGCAAGAAGAAGCTGCACGAGCAAAGACACAAGCGCAAATAAAAAGCCGCCCACGGGCAGGAACCCCGTAAGGCGGCAAGGAAAACACATAACTATATCTTAGCACAGGAAGAAGGAAAATGCAATGGCAGAATGTGAGCTGCGGATGAGCAAATTCGCAAATCTCACTCAAAAATACCCGATGCACCGCGACGGGCGCAAGACGCTGTACTTCGTGGTTGAGCATCAGCCGGAACACACCCGCGCCGGGTACGAGGTAGAGCAGGGCGGCAAGACCGCACAGTTCGTCGACCTCGCGGATGCGGTGAAGTTCTTCAACGAGAGGAGGCGCAGAAAATGACGCCGACAACGGCAGAGGTCGTTTTATGCGCGGTGCTGGGAATCCCGCTGGCGCTGGGGCTGCTGTGGGCGCTGTTTGTGGCGGCGCTGGCGGCTTACGACGACTACCGCAAGGACTACAAGCGGAACCGGCTGCACCCTGAGCGCTACAACGGCTGGAACTACTGAGGAGGGATAAACGTGTATCAGATACCGGACGACCCTATAATCCGCTGCATGGAGGCGACTGGCTTCCCGCCCTGGATGCAGGGCGATGACTGCGACGAGGAGGACGAGGACGATGAATAACCTCAGACTCTGGCGAGAGAGCCGCGGACTCAAGCAGACGGAGCTTGCGGCGATGTTGAAGCCCATCGACGCAAGAATCGACAGCAGCATGATAAGCCGCTTTGAAAATGAGATGTGCCTGCCGACACCAAGCGTATCAAAGGCGCTTGCAAGCGCACTGAACGTGCCGGAGAGCTTTTTATTCGGCGGGACAGAGCAGCTTTACATCTCCGGCGTAGTCGACGGAGAAGCCCGCGCAGAGCCGGAGAGCATGGACGTGACAGACCTGATAGCCCATTTCCGCGAGGCGGGCAAGGGCGCGGCGATAAGCCGCCGGGCGCTGGCGAGCATGATGGACGTATCCGACAGGCATCTGCGGCGGATCATCGAGGAGGCGCGGAACTGCGGCTACCTCATAATCAACGACAGCGACGGCACGGGGTATTTCCTCGCGGCGTCCAGCGCCGAGATAGAGCGGCACTTCCGGCAGGAGAACGCGAGGGCGCTGAGTATATTAAAGCGGCTGAAGGCCGCAAGGACAAGGCTGAAGGAGGTAGGCGCGATATGAACGGCGTGGAGAAATACTCCGAGGCGACGGTGAGCATCTTTTTTGAGCCGGGGCATGAGGCCTGCGCCTATTGCCCGCTGCTTGAGACCTACGCACGGGCGCAGTGCCGGAAGACCGGCGAATACATAGTTGACACAAGATACACAGTCGGGCGCTGGTGCCCACTAAAATTCAAGGAGGAAAACACATAATGGAAACAAAGACAAACGCCGAACTGCTGGGCGACACCGTGATGATCGTCCCCGCGGCAGTGTACACGGACTACGTAGAGCGGGCGGTGCGAGCCGAGACTCTGATAGACCACATGAACGAGAAGGTCAGCGACCTGACCATCAAGAACTGGCGGCTGCAGAAGGACTTGGACAATGCGCTGGCGAAGCTGGCGGAGCTTGAGGGGGCGGCAGAATGAACGAGACGGACAAGCTGAGATTTTACAACGCGACGGCGGAAGTCCCCCGCGAGGCAAAGAAGCCTATAACCGCCGGCAGACTCAAGGGCATGACGGACATCAACCCAATGTGGCGTATCAAGAAGCTGACGGAGCTTTTCGGACCCTGCGGCTTCGGGTGGTGGTACCGCATCACCGAACAGCAGATAGCCCGCGACGAGCACACCAAGCAGGCGGCGGCCTTTGTGAACATCGAGCTTTTCGTGCGGGACCCGGAGAGCGGCGAGGTATCACAGCCTATCCCCGGCACGGGCGGGGCGGCATTTGTAAGCGCCGAGACCAAGGGGCTCCACCTCGACGATGAGGCTTTTAAAAAAGCGACGACGGACGCAATCAGCGTAGCGGCGAAGGCGCTGGGCGTCGGAGCGTCCGTGTATTGGGAGCGTGACCCGGACAAGTACTCTTCAGAGCCCGCCGCACCGAAGGAGAAGCCGAGAGCGCCGGAATACATATGCGAATGCTGCGGCAGCGTGATAGCGCCGTACAGGGACGGAGCGGGCAAGCCCGTGAATCTGGCCAAGCATGCGGAACGCAGCCTTGAGAAGTACGGCAAGCTGCTGTGCCTCGACTGCATAGCGGCGGAGGCGAGGACGCGGGAACTGAACAATGGGCAGAAACTGCCGTTTTAAGGAGGAGGAAGAGAATGCTTAATCACATAGTTATAATGGGGCGGCTGACCGCTGCCCCGGAGCTGCGATACACACAGCAGAACACGCCGGTAGCGTCGTTCACGCTGGCGGTCGACCGCGACTTCCAGAGCGGCGGCAGCGAGAAGCAGACGGACTTTATACCCTGCGTGGCGTGGCGAAAGACCGCCGAATTTGTCAGCAAGTACTTCACCAAGGGCAGCATGGCCGCCGTTTCCGGCCGCCTGCAGCTCCGCGACTGGACGGACAAGGACGGCAACAAGCGCCGCACGGCGGAGGTCGTGGCCGACAACATCTACTTCGGCGAGAGCAAGAAGCGCGACGCGAGCCCCGACGTTCCGTTCGAGGAGATACCCGACGATGGCGAGCTTCCGTTTTAAGGAGGCTCCGCCATGCCGAACAGGATAATCAAGGAGAGCATATGCTCAAGTGAGAAGCTGGCGGCGCTTTCGGATTTTGAATTCCGGTTATGGGTTGGACTTATAACACAGGCAGATGATGCGGGGCGGGGAGACGCCCGCCCCGCCATAATCAAGGGACACATTTTCCCGTTCCGGGAAAGGCTATCCATCAAAGACATAGATGCTGCGCTCCAAGAATTGGCGGCAAAAGGCTGCGTTGCCCTCTACAAAGTGGACGGGAAGCCCTACTTTTTGTTCCCCGGGTGGGTCAAGCATCAGCGTGTGCGCGATTGCAAGCCGAAGTTCCCCGAACCGCCGGAAAACGGCGCTCTTGATACTTTCGCCGCAGATTGCGGCGAGTTGCCGCAAGTTGCCGCAGATTGCGGCTATAATCCAATCCAATCCGAATCCGAATCCAATCCGAATCCGAAAGAAGGGGTACGCGCTGCGCGCTTCACCCCGCCCACCGTCGATGAGGTGCAGGATTACTGCCGAGAGCGCGGAAACTCCGTAGACGCAGAGCGCTTTGTAGACTTTTACACCGCTAAGGGGTGGAAAGTCGGGAAAAGCCCGATGAAGGACTGGAAAGCTGCGGTGAGAACTTGGGAAAAGGAGGACGGCGATGGAAAACGTAGGAGTCAGCCTCGCGGCGTGGATCGAGAAGAAGCGCAACGAAGCGACAGCAAATGGGGCATTACCTACAGCACCTGAATACCGCTGCGAGCTTTGCCACGACACGGGGCAGATAATACACCGAGTGCCGGGGAGCATCGAAATCTCCGTTTCCGAGTGCGAATGCGCGATAAAACGCAGAAATGCGCTGCGGATCAAGCGGAGCGGCCTTGCGGACGTTATGAGCCGGTACACCTTCGAGGCGTACAAGACGCCGGACAAGCAGACGGCGGCCATAAAAGCCGCGGCGCTGCGGTACGTTGCCGAGTCTCGCGGCGAATGGTTTGTGATCGTCGGGAGGCCGGGCAGCGGCAAGACCCACATATGCACGGCCATTGTCGGCAAGCTGATAGAGGGCGGCAAGAACTGCAAATACATGCTGTGGCGCGACGAGGTGCGCGAGCTGAAAGCCCTTGTGAACGATAACTCCGCGTACCGGGAGCGCATGAACCTGCTGAAAAACGTTGACGTGCTGTATATCGACGATTTCCTCAAGGGCAGGGCGGTGTCCGACGGAGACCTCAACGTCGCCTTTGAGCTGCTGAACGCACGGTACAACGCACGGAAACGCACGATCATCAGCGGCGAACGCACGATAGGTGCGATCATGGACATTGACGAGGCGATAGGCTCAAGGATATACGAACGCTCGAAAAACGGGTACTGCTTCGAGACGTCGCCGGAGAACCGGAGGCTGACATGAGAATTGACAGCGCAAGGATGCAGGGCGGCGAGCTCGTGCTGACGGCCTCCGTGCCGGACGCGAGGCGGTTTGTGTATGGCTTCAAGCCGGGGGAATATGACATCTCCCCCGCCAAGAAGAAGCGCAGCCTCAACGCCAATGCATACGCGTGGCGGCTCATCAACGACATAGCGCTTGCTGTACGCGAGACGCCGGAGACGGTGTACCGCGAGGCGCTGAAGAACGTGCCGAACATCTGCGAGGTACTTTGCGTACAGGACAAGGCCGTTGACAGCATGGAGCGGCTTTGGACACGCGACCACATAGGGCGGCGTGTCGAGCGCGAGCCAAGCAGGATCAAGGGCTGCACAAACCTGTATATCTACTACGGCAGCTCGGATTTTGACACCCGCCAGATGGCCATGCTGATAGACGGCCTCATACAGGATGCACAGGCGCTGGGCATCGAGACGCGGCCGGAGGAGGAAATCAGATCGTTGCTGGAGGAGTGGAAATGACCAACGAATACGGCGTTACCCTCGACCGCAACGGCTATGCACCGTCGATCGTGCAGGACATCGCGGGCTGCTACTACTGCGCAACGCAATGCGGCAAGCTCGACCGGCACGAGGTGTTTCACGGCGCGTTCCGCAAGAAATCAAAGGCGCTGGGGCTCTGGGTGCTGCTCTGCCACGACTGCCACATGACGCTGCACCACAAGGACGCTGCGCTTGACGCGCTGCTCAAACGGCAGGGTCAGCGCGTGGCAATGCGGCACTACGGCTGGAGCGAGGACGAGTTCCGGGCGCGGTTTGGGAAAAATTATATTTAAGGAGACCGCATATGAACGAGAAAATAGTTACCAGTCAGGCAGAGCTTGACGCGATACCCGTAGATTACAACGGCAGAATCATCATAAAGTTCGGCACCCCGGCCGAGCGTGCAGTTGTGAGCAAAAAGTATCTGCGCTCCGTCGAGGCGCATGACAACAGCTCCGTCGAGGCGCATGACAACAGCTCCGTCTGGGCGAAGGGCAACAGCTCCATCTATACGTATGACAACAGCTCCGTCGAGGCGCATGACAACAGCTCCGTCTGGGCGGATGGCAACAGCTCCATCTATACGTATGACAACAGCTCCGTCTGGGCGCATGGC